CTTTTTGGAATAGATTATGGGACTAAAATTACCGTTAGGTAAATTACCATAACCTGCTGCGGTTTGAAAAGCCATGGTTAAATCCTCCTGATATTTGGCTTTAATAAAGCTAACACCGTTAAGAGGCTGTTATATTTTCTAGGGTGCAAGTATACTGATCAGGTTAACTTGGGCCTATACTTAAACAGGTAGTTCTTTTAGTTTAGACTTTTAATGAAATGGGCAATAACAAAAGGTAGTCAAATGAGGCTTTTGTTATATGTCCCTAGTTATACTGTTGATTTTTTATTTGTCAACAGTTATCTTGCAGAACCTGATACATCATAAATAAATTTACCACTACGTAGTGCAGCATTTATTTCATCTGATTTTTCTGCAAATTCTTCATTAGACATTTTAGCCACGTCTGACTCTCTTATAGAATCAGATGCATCATAAACATCTACTTCTGTCTTACCTTTTCTTGTTACTGTCTTAGCAGCATTCTTTGTATTCTTCTTTTTATCAGAAACAGTAAGACCTTTATCCATTTTGTAAAGATCAATAACTCTAATAACTGAGTCAGGGTCATCTGAGTTTTCATAGAGAGCATCCTTAACCCACTTAGGTTGTTCATCTGCCCAATCATGAAACTCATCTGCTGCTCTAAGATCGTCAAAGTCAGAGTGAGCTTTACGTATTACATTCTCTGCACTATCACGTTTAAGCTCCATACGTTCTTCATCAATCTCTTTTATACGTATGTTTGCTTTTTCAAACATCTCCTGTGCTTTTTTAGTTGCAATAGTTTCTACAATGCCAGCTACATCAGGATACTGTTGCGCCCAATTATCTATGTCTTCATCAGATTTTGGTGGTACTATACCTTCACGTTCAGATCTTTTTTCTAAAGCACTAAACTTTTCTTCCCACTCTTTTTCTTTTTGTTGTACGTGTCTACGCAGATCACCATAACGCTTTTTAAAAGTTCTTTCTTCTGCAGATAACGTTTCTTCTTTAACTTCTGTATCGGTCTCTTCCTCTTGGGTAGTTTCCTGCTTTGGTTCTTCATCTACTGGGGTTTCTCCCCTTGCTTCAGCTTCAAGACGTTTGATCTCCTCTTCTTCAGCTTTTATTCTTTTTTGTCTCTTTTCATAGTTATAACCACGATCAACAAATCCTGCAGTTTTCTTTGTTTCTACTTGTGCTAGTTCAGGCATATCCTATCTCCTTTTTATGTTGGGGTCAGCCAAAGCTGAGTAGCCTTATCGTTACTAGTATAGGGTATTAAACCTATTTTATTTTTTATTTATTTTTTTTTCTTCGCATTAAGCCGCCTTTGTTACGTCCTCCAGGGACTCCTGTAGATCCACCAAAACCACTGGTATCTTCTCTGCCACCATAGGAACCTCCACCACCGCCACCAGTAGGACTTCCACTATCACCTCCTGTAGAAGTGCTAGGACTATCTGGAGTGGTACTAGGGGGTCTTGGTCTATCACCCCTATTAGGCTCTCCTCTTGGATCACCTGATGTGTCTTCAGTAGGCCCTCGCCTTGGATCACCTGATGTGTCTCCAGTAGGTGTTGTTTTAGTTGATGTTACTTTTCTATCTTTACTAAATATGGTATTACCATACTGTTTTTCTATATCATCTTCTAGTCTTACTCCAGTTATTATGCCTTTAAAAGGCTCTAAGTTATTATTTTTTACATACTTATCTAATTTTTCTTGTATTTGTTCCGCTTCGTCTGTATAACCTCGTGCATTTAAAACACGAATATTAGCAGCCACTTGAGCAGCATTAGATCCTTTAGCAAATAAACCTATTGCACCACCACCCAAAATTCTTTCAAAAAAACCACCAATACCTGTACTAGGGTCTAGTGCCTCAAGTGTTTGTTGTGTTAAATTTTCTGCACTAGTGTAGTCATACTTTTCCATCCAAGCATTAGGATCTGGTGGATCAACAGCAAAACTGCCACCGCCATCCCTATCTGTGGATTGTTGTACTGGTTTTGGTGCTGTTGTTTTATAACCTTGAGATATTAATTGATTATATCTTTCTTGATCTTGTGGTAACATTAAAGTTATAACTTCACCGTTAGGTCCGTAAAGTGTTGTTGGTTTTTGTTGCACTTCTCCAGTAGGAGGTTGAAACGCACCTGCTCCTGGTTTTTCAAAACTAAACTCGCCAGTATATATTGGTCTATTAGGTTGACCTGGACCTGTCTGTGTTACAAACTGTTCAGTTATACCGCCATTAGACATGCCCTGTGGTTGTTGATACATTGCTTGCTGTTGTTGGTATGGATCTACCATACCTCCCTGAGCCATTTTTTGTATCTCTTGCATCTCTTCTCCCGTGAGAGGACCACCCATAGCCATTGCCTTAGGCCCACCCATAGGTACAGGTTCACCACCTATACGTCCATCTTTTTCCATCTTAGCTAAACCACTCTTAGCTTTATTACGCAAGTTTTCAAAATGTTTTACCCCATAGTACTGTACTACATCAGCAGGAACTACATACTCACCCTCAGATAGTTGAGCAGGTATATCATCCCTTACTTCTTTAGCCATAGAACCAGGAGGTATTTCATTACCAGACACAGGGTCTACCTTCATGCCATCATCTTTCAGTCCACCTTCTTGCATGAAGGCCATTTCCATTTGTCTGTTCATAATTGGTCCACCTTTATTTTTACTTCTTAGTTTAAGTCTTCTACCTAGCCCTAAACCTTCCATAGCAAGTTCTTTAGCTCTATTAGGGTCAGACCCGTAATCTTGAAGAATTTGATTTACTGCTTTACTAGGAGTTACATTTTGTTTTATAGATTCTTTACCTGCTTTAAAAGGGGCCATATCTTTTAATTGATTTGCTACTAAAAGTTCGTCTATTCTTGCATTAAATGGCTCATAATAACCACCTTGTATTTGTTCTTCTCTTCTTTTTAAAACTGGATATGATTTATCACCAACAAGTGCATTTTCTACAACCCTAGCTTCAGCTTCTCCCATATTTTTGTAATATAAGTTTCGTGCATTAGCACTTATTATTGCATATTGAAATCCTATTTGGTCTAATAATTCTTCAGCTTTTTTAGTATCTAGTTTTTTAGGCACACCGTTAACTAAATGATCTGGTAAATTATCAAATTCTTCAACTATTTTTTTTAATCTATCTCTTTGTTTAACTAAAGATGGTGCATTACCTAAAACCCTAATTGATTCTAGATTAGATCCTACACCACCTTCTATTATATCTTTACTAAAATTTTCTAAGTATTGAACAGCATGTTGTATTTCATGAAGTACAGTTTGTTTTAATTCTTTTTCATTACCTTGATTAATAGCTTTAATTAAAGTATCTTCTCCAATTGTTATCGTATTAGTAGAAGGTGAAAAAAATGCTGATGCTTCTTTTATATCTTTAGTTCGTTTAACTTTAACTTCATAATCTTTTAATTTAGGATATCTTTTATATAATTCAGGGTGGCCTAATAGATCAGAAAGTTTTACAGTAAATACGCCATTTACATTATATCCTTTACTATTAAAGTCTGGTTTAAAAGTAGCTGTAGTATCATCAATTTCAAATCTAAATATACCAGCCTTATCATCATATTCTAGACCAGTTGCTGCTTCTATTTCATCATTTGTTTTACCAGCTAATCTCATGTCTCTAGCTGTTTGTAAAGGATAACGTCTTCCTAAAGGGGAATCTTTAGGACTTCTTCTTCTAGAAACTCTTTCTGCAGGAGTTAAACCTTGTTCACCAGCAATAATTTCAGATTGAGGTTTAGGTATAGGTGCATCTAAAGCTTCAACTATTTTACGTGCACCAACTCGATCTGCTACTTTTCTAAGACCTGCTTTTGCTGCTGTGCCTAATCCAGGAATTAAACCAATTAATTCTGCACCACCAAGTAAAGCAACTTTTCTGTAATTAGGATCTTCTTTTTGTAACTCTTCTTGTATCTCCTCTACAGTCATGGCTGTACCAACTCCAGGTAACATACCAGCTACATTCTCTACTATTTGTTTACTAGATTCTTTAGATCTTTCTAAATAAGCCTGACTGGGTCTACGCCTACGTCTACCTTCTGCATCTAAACCTTCCATTTGACTTTCTATTGGTTCAGCCATTTATCTTATCCCTCAATCTCATCAAAGATCGTAGCACACGTACTTCTCCTTGTAACCTAAATATTTCATCAGGTTCTCTAGACTGTTCTAGTGCTACATGAGTTAGTGCAATCCGTTCTGCTATCTCTTCTAAGAAAGGATTATATAGCTTAGGATTATTTACAAAAGGTTTTAATGTATTATTCACGACTAGTTTCATTACTGTATTGGTTGTTCACTGCCTGAGAAGCCCTGTTCTCCTGGCTGAGGCGCTGTTCCTGTTCCTATAGTACCTCCCCCACTACCTTGGGTATCCCTTACCTGTGCGCCAGCAGGTGCTCTCTGTGGAGGTGGTGGTTGATTTACACCCTGTTGTGATTGTTGTGGAGGTGGTGGATCTGGGTTAGCCTCTTTAAACTTCTTGAGTATCTCTGCCTGTATAGCAGCCTCAGTCATATTGTTACCCACCTTATCAGGGTCAAGATCCATAGACTTAGCAATCTCACGTACCACATAGTCCATTCTAAAGAACGGTGCTAGTGTTGGGTTCTGTCCTATCTGCAAGAATTGCATCAAGCGTTGACTACGTACTTCATCAGCCATCAGACTTTCTGTACCACGAGCTTTAATCTCTAAGTCACCCTTAATCTCTGGATCAAAGTCAAACTGCATATTAAAGTTAAAGAATGCTTTGCCAAGTGGTGCAAGAAGATAGTCATCTATATTTTTAACCACGTTCCTAATACTACCGTTGGCAGCAGACATAAGCATAGAAATACCACTAGCGGTACGACCAACACCCGAAACGCCTGTCTGCCCATGAGCAAACGAAGGAAAACCAGTAGACTCATCAGCTAATACCCTTGCCTTGTCAAACATCATCATATTCTCAGAACTTACATTAGGAAATTTAGTTCCAAAGATAGCTTGACCTGGTGCACCGCCCTGCCTTCTAAATATTTTTCCAGGGTACACAGACAAGTCTTGCCCAGGAACTAGATTAGTTTCATCTACTTCAATCAACAAGTTACCTGACAGTGCAGCATTATCTACTGCCATACGCATAAACCCATTCATCAAAGTCTGTGTATCATCCATATTTTCTGCAATACCTACACCAAAAATACTGTAAGGGTTCATCTCATAAGGGGCAGCAAAGTATGGAATATAAGCAGGAGTAAAAGGGTTCATTACCAAACGTAATACTTGACTATTACATACCCAAGCATTTACACTTAATTGCTCAGTGTCTTGTAATTCTTTTGGTATCTCTATCTCTTGTTCTTTTAATATTTCTGTATCTACAAAGCCCCAAAACTCTAACACCTCAAATCTTTCTGATCTAGACTCCTGTGCATCATCCTCCATAGCTTGTTCCCACCATTCTTTAATGTAGGACTCGCCTAAGTTAAGAGCATTATCTATTGCATTCTTTCTAAAATAAGGTCTATTTTTTAAACCACGCAGTTGTGAACGAGACATTTTATGACGTTCTACAATATATTCAGCTTCTTCCATAGTGGCTGCATCAGGATCAGGATAGAAGTTCCAAATAGATACGCTACTAGTTTGTGGTATTGTTTTAAATACAGGAGAGTATTCACCATTTTCATCCCAATTAGGATACTCTTTATCTACAGCAAACGGTCCTTTCATAATGCCAGTACCAAAAAGAGCTGACTCAAATGCTGCAGCTCTCATGTGTTTCTTTGCGTGAGATTCTTCTAACTGGTCGTGTATCTTTTTCTCCATTTTCTTTGCTGCAACTTCTGCAGGAAAAAATTGTGGAGATGTAGGAGTCTTTGCATAACCAGGTTCTACTCTATCTATCACAGGTTCTAAATTATCTTTTAAACCTGCAAGTCTTTCTCTAAACTCTGGATATGTTTCCCCAGGCATTAACTCTGGTGAACTCTCTTTAGCTTTTAATTGTTCTGGGTTTGTTTCAAAGTTTACTACTTCTTCTACACCCTCAGGTAATCTAGTAGGATCAATACTAATAGGAAACTTATTACCACCAAACAAAACATCTGCTATTTGACCATACGCAGCAAGAACTTTTGTTTTAGTTATCTTAACAAATACTTGAGATTTTTCAGAAGAAGTAAACTGCACATCTGGTCCATATATACCACGATAGTTTCTATATGCTTGTATCCAACGATGTTCTTCTGTTTCTCTTGCAGTTTCTGCTCGTTCATACCTTTCTTTTACAAAAGCTACAATTTGACCAGCTTTAGGATCAGAATATTCCTCTGCCTCTACATCTTCAATGGAAGAGGTCTCCTCCATATCCATGATCATATCTTCTAATTCTTCTGCCATATTATATCCTTAATAGCCAAATGTTGCATCTGCAGCTTGAAACCCTGTTCTAGTTACAGCAGGATCAAAATCAAATATGTTACTTCTTGGTCTAGTCATTATACCATAACGTAAAGCATCATATAAGTGGTCCTCTGCATTAGTGTTTACATCTTCTGGGTTATTTTTATCAAGAGGTATGGAAGGTAACTGAGAAATGGTATTAGTACAATTATTAAAAAATACCAGTCTTGGTTCTTCAGTAAACTCATCAATCTGTAAACGTCTATGTATTTCGTTTTTACCTGCAACTCTTGATCCTCTAGATCTATCTGATGGTCTCCACCTACAACCTTTCATAATCATTTGCTCTGCTAGACTAGGGCCTGTGTCACCACGATTGTGCCATAAAGAAGAATCCAAAACGCCATATCTTATTCTTTCTCCACTTTCTGCTTCTAATATCATATCAGCTAGATCAGTAGCAATTACTTTAGATACATAAAGCTCTCTATAAACTATCAACTGTTCTGATGGACTTATAGCAAACCAAAGAACTCCTGTATAAGAACCATAACCATAGTCACAAGCTCTAAACCTAACCCAGCTATTTGGTATATCGTAAGGTTCTACTACATGTTCTTTCCTATTAAATTCAGGAAAGGCTGCTCCCTCTTGAATATCCCAATCACCTTCTAACAACTGTCTACGTTGATGTTCTGGTAAAGATAAAAGGTTAGCTTCATACATACCATCTTCTGATAAGTATGGATTATCAAAGAGGGTGGCTGGAATAAATCTACGTTTGAACAGAGGCTCACCCTCTCTGCTATGGCCCTTAGGCCACACAATAGTTTTATCGGTATCTATATCTGTAGCCCAAAAAGCTTTATTATGTGGTGAAGGATCAATAAAGGTTTTCTTTACCCACTGATGTCCTGGACCTCCAGGGTTTGTTGTAGCTCTCATATATAAAGGTAGGTCACTATCTTTTGATGCACGTAGTCGTGAACGCATGTAGTTCCAAGGATAAGGTGTAGGCCATTGTGTAAGCTCGTCAAACCCTATCCAGTTAAAAGCCTGACCTTGATAACGCATTACATCATCATCACGATCTAGATAAGACATCCAGAGAGTTGCTCCACTAGGTGACACCCAAGTTTTGTCCCTCTCCATAAACTTAATTCCAGGCACTGCTTTGGGATACAGATCTTTTGATATAGAAATAAGTTCTCTTAACTCTTCTGTGCTTCTACGAACAAGCAACATACTAGCCTGTGAGTTACCAAAGTAGCGTATGGGATCTACCACCATTGCATATGATTTACCACCACCAGCAGATCCACCATATAGTACTTCTTGTTCTGTTGCAGCTAAAAAAGAAGTTTGAGGCCCATCGTTTGCTTTAAATATAACTTTTTGTTTAGGCTCTTCTATCTCTTCAGTATATATCTTCTTTGGTTGAACCCTGGATACGTTTGATACTGTCTTCGATTTTTTTCGCTTTATCACTCGCTTCTTTGTATCGCTGGGCATAGTAGCGTTGGTTTGCAAGATCTTTCTTAAGTCTCGACTCACGATTCACTCTTTCATTTAAAGCTACGTAACTAATACTTCTTCCAGACTGTGTGGTTAACCAGTTTGCAACATCTCTGTAGCTATATTTTTTTAAATGCTTTTTTGCATCTTCGTATAATTCTAATTGCTCAGGTATTGGTAATAGTATATCTTCATCATTAGGATCTTGTTTATATCCAAAAGGTATCTTTCTACCAACTCTAACCACAGGATACCATATTTTTTCTCCGTTAATGATATCTGGTTTAGGTAATCTCCAAGTTCTTTGAACTTTACCCATCTTCTTTCTCTGGTAAAATAAATAAAGGATTAGCAGCCTTTACTTCTATTTTATCTGTTTTTGCAAAACCTGCCCTGTCTAGTAAATCTTTTGCAGCAACTATCTTTTCTTTATTACCTAAATCTGTGGGACTAGCCATTACCTCAGACATAGCCCAAGCTGCTTTTGAACCACTAGAAGCAATAAATTTTTTAGTAAGCTCTGCAATTTCTTCTTGTAAAACTGAGGTTATTTTTGTAGAAGAGGTATTAGGGGCATATCCAGCAACCTTAATAGCAGCCACTGGATCACCCCTACACTCATCTGTAAATAAAACATCTAAAAATTTTTGTTGTTTCTCTGTAAGATTATGTGCCATATACCTTATACCATATCTCTGAACGAGATACCCCTATATCTTTTAGTGTTCTATCTGACATATTATTTAGTTGCCAGTAAGCTATTCTTTTTTCTTGTGATTCTTTTATAAAGTTGTATATACGTTTAAACATTTTTATCTCCTTCTATGATGCACTTGCATCTATGAGGATAGTTTTACATATTTAAAAGATAAGTACAACTTATAGTTATGCAACCCCGTTATGTTAGGATTGCATATTGTTTAAGATAAAACTACACGCACTGTTGTAGATGTACTACTAGCACGTCTGTAGTTTAATATTGTTGCATTGCCCACTGCTTTTGGTACAATGAAACTGTGTAGTCCTGCAGCAAGTTCTAAATCATTATCACCAGCATCAGCTTCTGCAGCAGTAAAACTTATATCTATTGCATGGCTGCAATGAATATAGACTGTGCTTGCATCAGTGCAGACTACGTGTGTTGTGGTTCCATCCCCAAGGGTGACTGCAGTTTGTACAGTCCACCCCAGGTCTTCACCAATCAAACCAACTTGATCAGCCATAGCTACCCCCCTAACTTATGTAAAGTTATGAGTTGCAGTACCATCACCAAACAAGTGACCTGTCACCATCCAGATAGCGTCAGTGATAGCCACACACTCTAGGTATCCACCAATAAAACGTCCATCAGTATCAGCATCTAAAACTAACTGATGATCATCTGCAGCAGGAACATTGAAACCATTTGTATCTATGTTTTCATTAAGAGCAACCACTGTGCCTACATCGTCTTTGTCCATTTGCAAAACAACACCCTGCATTGTATCGGATGAACTTGCAGCAGTCAAAGTGAATGTGCCTGTAAATGTTGTTCCAACATGGAAGTTGTAGTATAAACCTGCTTCTGCTGCAGGGAGTGTTACTGTAATACCACCTGCACGATTAAGAGTAAAGATTGTTCCTGACTCTGCTGCAGTTACTGTTTTAGTAGCATCAGTAATACTAGTTACTGCTTTCTTTAATGTTGTAAAGGTAAGCGGTGACTCATATACCTCAATACCTTCTTGTCTTGTTGTTGTTAGTGACATTGTTTATCCTCTCATTTAAATGTTACTATTTCTTTTTATTTTTCTTTTTTTCTGCAGCCCTTAGTTTTGCTCTTTCAATGGCTGTTAGTGGGCCAAACTTTTCTACAGCTTTTCTAGCTGCTTCATTTCCAGGTTTATTTATTGCATTTTGTAAAGCTTGCTCTCTACGTGTAAGAGCTTTTTTTGTATCATCTACTATCTTTTTAACTTCAGGATCGTCTTTTCTAGGCTTAAGTTTAGTTACTGTTACCTTAGGTTGGGCTGCAGTTTTTGCTACTGGTGGTTCTTTCTTTGGTCTCGCTTTAGGACGAAGAGTAGAAGTTAATGGTTTTTTAAGATCCTCTGCATAAACAGCAGCCATTACTTTGCCTTCTTTATTAGTATAGTAAAGAGCACCTGCTTTTTTAGCTGCAGCTATACTTTTATATTTTTTAGCCTTAGCTTTTTCTTTGGCGAGGGTGGAACCTTTTTCTTTTATCTTTGCATTAAGATATGTACGTAAAGTAGCCATTACTTCATTCCCTTTTTCATACCACCCATAGCTCCACCTTTTGCCATGCGAATGCCAGTATTCATTTTACCTTGGGATTTAACCATGCCACCCACATTGTAAGTCATAACCTTACCACCTTTAGCATAAGCTTTTTTCTTCATGCCACCCTTTGCCATGCCTTTAGTCATGCCACCTTTCTTCATTCCTTTACGGTCTTTAGAAGCAGCCTTCATTGATTCTGTTTTATCACCATCTTTATCAATATCTAAGAAGTCTGGTTTAGCAGCACCACCTGCAGCATAGCCTTTTTTCATACCACCTTTAGCCATACCTTTCTTTTTCATCATGCCGCCCTTCATCATACCTTTAGCTTTCATTTTGTGTTTCATTGTTCATCCTCACTATATAAATTGTTAAACACTCGTTGCGTATCCCATACGTAGTCTACGTTTTCTTTAGAGTTATAAATGTATTGATTTGGTCTAAAGTCAGGAGCACCCTCTCCTGTTTCAAACCAAGCTGGGTGAGTTACTCTCACTCTATTGTTGGGTAACGCAACCATGTTACCTGTATAAGGTCCAGCATCTAACAATTCTAACACATGAGATTGTTTGTGTTGTGCTGGGTCATCTGCTACCTCACTGTTAGTGTAATCAACTGTGAAGTAGTATTTAGCTGGATAAAACTCTCCATCTATCTTAGCTATCCACGGAGCAGGTGTAGCTCTATTTATTTGATACACACTATGATAGTGAGACATACAATCCCACGGCTGTGCCAAATATGGGGGTAACTCTTCAGGCCATTGCTCGTATGGTGTATCTGCTACCAAAGCTGTTAAGGGCATTCTAGCCCACATAGCTCCTCCGTGAACGTTTTGGTCCTCCTCTGATCCTGACGGTTCGCACCCTGTAAAGATAACTTGGAAACTTAGAGTCCTGTTTGGCATTGTTGTTACCGCTACCACCATGCAGTGTAGAAACTCTCCGTGATATTCTTCTAAGTTCTTTGTGTACTCTCTTCTTACCCATGCTTTAAAATATGGTATGTTACTTTGTAGATACGGCATCTTTTTTCCTTCGCAAGTCTGCTTTAGCTGATTTAAAGACATTTGATATTGCTGTCTTACCCATAACTCTAGCACGTTGTTCACCAACTGTCAAGATTTGAATCTTTCTTGCGTAAGGTTTTTTTATCCTTTTTACTTTATTTACTGTAGCTTTTGCATCTGCCATAGTAGCAAACTTAATTGATACTGTATCTTTTGGGTTCTCGTCTGTATATAATCTCCTTCCAGAGCCTTTAGGCTTTTTGCCAGTTCCTACTTTTGGGTCTCTTTTCTTTTTCATGCTATTACAAAATCTACAATTTGTCCCTGTGGTACTTTATTTTGATTGTGTGGATGATAAGCGTAAACACTTTCATTTTTAAATTCATCTGCTCTTTTATCTATAGCCCTATGGGACTCTTCTACTATTCTTTGTTTTTCTGTAGGAATTTTATCAAAGGGTTGTTGGGGTAGAGGTAAATAATCTAAAAGACCCAAACTTACATTCATTTCTTTTTACCTTTTGGTTTAACTCCACGTTTTTTCATGCTAATTGCTATAGCAGCTTGCTGTGCAAGACCACCCCTAGCGGATCGAAAGGGTTTGGTTTTCTTTGCAATTTTTTTAGGTTGAGCCACAAACTGCTTACCTGCCTTAGTGCCTTTTCGTTTAGCTCTGGTTGTAGCGGCATACTCAGCATCAGTAAGAGACTTAATAGCCTTAGTAGGTAGATACCGTTCACCAGTTTTAGAACTAGGCTTCCCACTCTTAGTTCTCCACTTTTGCTTACCCCAATCCTTCAGGCTTTTCTGTGATTTTTTTAATGCCATCTAACAACAATCACATTCTGGGTTACATTTACGATTTATTAAAGCACACCATAATCTTTTTAGATATCTTCTCATGATTTATATCCTTATTTTAAATCATCCATTGTTAGTTTAGGAAGTTCTTTCATACGAATAAGCATTTCAGAACGTTCCTCTTTTGGCATTGGTATCATACCTGCATCAGACAAAATACCTTCGTCACCCCAATGTTTTACCCACTCTTTCATGTATAATTTTACACCTGGTATTAGTTCTGCGTGACTATGTTTTACGTAAAAGTACAAAGCTCTTGATACAGAATAATTACCATCAGCAATTGCATCAAAGGTAGGCTTAGTTCCAGACACTATTGCACCTTGTAGTGTATCTGTATTCTGATCTAAATACGAAAAACCAAATATACCGTATGTGCTAGAGTCCTCTTGTAGTTTTTGTACGATTAGATTATCTTGCTCTCCTGCTTCTATATAAGCACCGTCTGTACGCATTGCCCTACAGAGCTTACCTTTTTTATCACCTCTAGCTTTAGAGGCAGCTTTAGCTACAGGATCTTTTGCACAGTAACCTTTTTGGTTTACCATTTCTACATAAGAAGCACGAGTTCCTGATGTGGTTGGAGGACCATATACTCTAATTTTAATATCAGGTAAAGCAGGGTTAACATCACTCCATTTGTCATAAGGGTTATCTATCCAAGTTCCATCTTCTAGGGCAATCTGTGCAGTAAGTGCTTTACCTAAATCTGATTTAGAAATATTTAAAAGCTGGCCCTTCTTTGAATTAGCTACAACAATACCGTCATAACCTACTTTTATTTCTGTAACCTCTACATTATTACTATTACAAAACTCTAACTCTTTTGGCTTCATGCGAGATGACGCATTACCAATATCAATAAACTCTGTACCAGTACCTTCACATACACCTTTTTTCCCTACTGACGAACCACCAGATTCAACTACAGGAGTTTTATACATAGGATTATTACCTAATTCTTCTGCAATAATAGTTGCAAAAGGTAAGACAGTGGAAGAACCAGCAATGCTAACATAATCTCTTGCATGTAAAACATTTGTTACACCTAATGTAAAAAATGTAAAAAGTAAAATATTTTTTATTTTCATTATTTATAGCCCCCTCCTGCTTTTTTATACCTGGCTGCTAGTAGCTGGGCTTTTCTTGCCGACCATTGCCCAGGTCTACCACCTTTTGATCCTGATTTGATTGCACTAAACATTCTTTTACGCATAGCTGGTTTAGTATAGTTTCCCGCTTGATTTACTTTTGATTTTGTTTTAGCCATCTAACATCTCCACCTTCTTCTTGCTTGACGTAATCTACTGTTAGGATCTTTAGCTGCTTTAGGAAACTTTTTCATCTGTCCTGCAGATCTGGCACAAAAGGATTTACGTCTTTTAGCTCTAGCTTTAGAAGGACTTTTTTCTGTTACTGCAGTTTTTAATTTAGATCCAGGGTTCTTACGTCTATATGCTCTAACACCTTTCTCTGTCATGCCAGCACCAGACTCTGTAGAACGTTTATGACCACCCTTAATGGTCAACCCTTTCATGCCTGTACCTTTACGTTTGCCTTTACGGTTCTTTTTCTCAGCCATGCTAATCCTAATCTGTGAGGGGAACAAGGACGGTTCTCTTCTTACCCACACACTCCCTATTATAAATTATATTATAAAAAACTTTTACCGTCAAATCATTTCAAAATGTGGTGCATCAATAAATGGTCTACGTCCCTGCGATCTACGAAGGTCAATGTATGCATTCATGGCATCTTCTGCAGTACCCTGATACATCCTAATGTCCCCTTCACTCCACGCAGCTCCCCATTTAATAGCCACAGAATTTCTTCTAGCAGCTTCCGCAAAGGCATCACAAATATCATCATAAACATTTAACTCCCAAGAAATATTAGAACCAAAGTAAGCTACAACATCTACGGCCCTACCATCTAAATGTTTACTCTTCATAGTTTGTGATCTGCCAGAATCAAATAATTCTTTTTGCTCCTCTAATGTACGTAGTCCATAGGTTACACCAAAGTCTACCTTAGTTAATTTTATGGCTTCTAGAACCACATTTACCAAGTCTTTTTCTACACCCTCTAACTTACGAAGACTTCTCTCACTTAACTTGAATGCCATTATTTCTTTTTCCTTCTTACAGGTTTCTTTTTAGGTGGGCAAACTGATATGATTATTGCCATACCCTTTTTACCTTTTTTAGGTGCAGGTTTCTTACGTGCCATCACTTCCTCCCAAAAAACTTCGTAGCTGATCTGACACCAAAGCTGGCAGCTACAATTACACCTAGCGTATACTGATACCACTCAGGCATTGTTTCCAAAGCAACAAAACCATTTGCTACTATTTCTCTACCCCAGTCCCCTGTAAATACAAGTACAAGAGGTATTGAAAATAAAATCGTTAGCCACTCGTCTTTCCAACTAGACTGAGAACCTTGAGCCATAATCTTTTCCCAGTCAGCTTCTGAGGTAGCAGCAGACTTCATAATGGTAGCTTTTGCCTCTGCCTCTACAAGTTTAAGATTAGATGCTGCAGCCTGTGCACTAGCTTTTCCTTTTAGCCATCCACCAGCCAGTTCTGCTATCGGTCCTATTAATGCCTGGATCATAGTGATATTCCTTTTGATTCTTTAGCAAAAGACATTTCTACACATTTAGTAATTACAAAAGAGTCTGGGGTAGGTTTAGAAGCCTCTAGTTTTTGTAATAGCACTGCCTCTGCAACTTCACACATCTCTTGATTTGGATATAGTATCTGATCTGAGGCTATCTTATGGCCCCCATTCAAGAACATCACTAAAACAATTACATACATTATTTTGTTCCACGATCTGTCTTAGCTTCTTTATTCATCCATATGCCAAAACAACCTGTTAGTGCACCCATACAGACTGAAACTAGTCCTGCTTGACCGTTAGTGGGGTCAGGTAAAGACATATACCAGTGTACAGACTGGTAAGTTAAAATAGTTACCACCAACATCATCAACCTTGGGAAGATTTTGTAGTCATCTATAATTGTACTAGCCATACTTTCTCTTTCT